TTGAGCTTCTGGTTTAGTAAGATCTACTTTTATTAAGTTGTCTTTACCTTGATTTCCTAAATTTTTAGGTTTCTTTTTTTTGATTTTAAACTCACCTTCTTGCTTGACAGGTTCATTTACTTTTGTTTCTTCTGACATGATAAAATATTATATAATTATTAAATAGTTAACTAGGCGGCATCATATTTTGTAAACCAAACGTGCCTAGTTGTGATGAGTCTCCACCCTCAAAATCGACTGGAGCTGAATCATTTTGTCGTTGATTTATTAATTGACTTTGTTGAGTTCCTTGTAATTTAACCCGTTTGTCTTTTCTATCTTCTATTTCTTTTTCTTTACTACTTTCAACACCTAGCTTTATTTGCGCTAGTTGTTTTTGATATTCAAACTCTTGAGCCATCAACTGTTGTTTAACAGTTAATTCTGTTTGCATACGTTGTATTTCAAACTGAGACTTAGCTTGTTCAACTTGAACTTTTGACTCTGTCATAGCTTGATTCTTTTGAACCTCAGCCATAGCAGCAGCTTCAGAAGCTTTAGCATTTGCCTGTGCTTGTGCATCAATCATTTGCTTTTGTTGAGCTTGATCTCTTTTTATTTTCTTTTTTCTTTTTTGTTTTAATAACTGATTAGCTAGTTTAAGATTTTTTATTTGTCTTATATCTATAGCGTCTTCAAGATCAATACCGTTATTCTTTAAAGCTATTTGTATGTTTTGCTCTAACTGAGCTTTTTCTTCTTCATCAGGTTCTAACTCTAAATATATACCAAAGTCATGCAAATTTAAATTAGATATTTCACTTAATGTTTCAGCATTGTAAATAGATATGCTTTCTATTAAAGCATTTTTAGTTAATGGAAAAGCTAATACATCAGCAATTTTTAAAGATATGTTTTCACATATTCTAAGAGCTAAATATAAGCTAGCTTGATTAATATGTTTTGTAGCTATATTAGATTGATTAGCTGCCATTTTAGCTATACCTACTAAGGAGTCTTTGTCTTGCATACTACCATCGCGAGCTTCATTAAGCCCTGTTACATCACGTATCATTTGCAAATAGTAGTTGTAAGTTTGTATTAAACTTTGTAGCTTAGCGCCACTAGCTGATGATGTTAATTCTTGAATAGGTACTTTACCTCTATTAAGTTCACCATCTTGAGTAAGTGATCTACCAACTATAGAACCAGTTTGAAAGTACATATTAAGTGCTTCTGCTGGATTATAATTTGTACCATTACCTAGATCAACTTCAGCTAAACCATCCATATCTAAAAATACACCATCAGGTACCATCCTAGATAATACTTGCTGCATTTTCAAATGAGTTATTTGAATCATATCAGCAAAACCAGTTATTTTACTAACTAATGATTCTATTCTACCTTTGTACATTCTTGGAGCACAAAGAGCATAGTTCATTTCAACTTTAGTACTATCAGAAGCTGGTCTAGTCATATTTTGAGCTAACTCCCACTTTAACATAGTATTTGTACCTAATACTTTTGCACCACTATACAATACCTCTATACTTCTAGAAACTCTATCGTAAGTGTCTGCAGGTGGTGGATTAAACTCATCTGTTTTTTGTATTACTTTCTCTAAACCATTATCAGTTTGTTTTAACTTAAATACTTGGTTCATGTATGTCTTGTATTCAAAGTATAATATTTGAACAGTATTAGCATCGTAATTACCCCAACCAGTTATATACTGCCTATTGCCAGGCATTTTTTGTATTCTCTCTAGCTCTTCTTCACTAATTTGCGGAAACTGTTTTTTAAGTTCCGGTATAGTTATAGACTTAACTTCACCAACATAATATATGTCTTCAAAATTAGGATCTTCTGTATATGAATATATAACGTGAGCAGGATCCACATAGTCTATAGTAACTCCATTGGATTTATTAAAATTAGTTTTAGCGCAAGCTATACCACAAACAACTAAGTCTTCGTTTAATCTACGTTTAGTTAATTCCCATCTGTTTTTAGCTAGTGTAGTTGATATAGCCTCTTCCTCTGCTATTTCAATAGACTGCTTATAACTTAACTGCATATGTAACTCAAGCTCTTCTTTTGTTTGAGGTAACATAGGAGGAGGTATATTAGATTGTGAAGCATCAATACCTAGTGTTTTTTGTGCTAATTCTATTTGCTCTCTAGCAAACATATCTTCTGCTATAGCTGTAGCGTAATTAGTTCTTTTCTTTACAGATTCTGGATCTTGAGAGTAAGCCTTAATATCAAACTCTTTTTGTGATATACCGTTTACAACTATATTAACAAACTTAGATATAACAGGTACAGGTTTCCAGTCTAAATTTAAATAAGACAAATCACCATTAATAGATAATTCATCTTTGTATTTCTGAACAGACTGTTCTCCTCTTGCGTATAATCTTAAGTTGTGAAAATTATTCCAACTAGTCAAGTATCTATTACCGTTAGTTCTACCTTGATCGAACCATTCAGTTTCAATAGCGGATGCTACTTGAGATCCATACTCCCATGAAGCTTTTTCTGCGTCCGGTACTACCTGACTTGGAAAAGCGCTATTTGAATTAGTATATATTTTCATTTATTCAATTATTTTTGACAATGTACCTTTGTTGTTATATTTTTTAAAACCTAAATCATAGACTTTCTTTTGAATTATAGGGTTTGGCCTATACTTGTTTTTATTACAAGCCATTATAGCTAAACCAGAACTAATCGATGCATCGTGTGATGTTCTATTATTTATATTAAACTTAGCCCAATCTTCTAAAGTTCTTTGAAAATATACGTCGCCATAATTTCCATCTTCTTTTAAACCAACGTATTCTTCTATATAAGATTCTATAGCCGCAGCGTGTGCTTGTTTTATATCTTCACTAGAGTTAGGTATTCCACCTATTTCTCTTTCTGTTGTAGATAATTTATTATATTTTTTATCAGGTCTATTTATAGAATAACCTCTATAACCTCTACGTTTAAAATAATATAGTAATCTTGGTTTATTATTTTCTGCTAATATTGGCATACCATAAAACACACAAGCCATTAAAACATCTTCAAAAAATATTTCAGCTGTTTGTGGGCGAGCGATGTATTCTAAGAAAAAGTGATTTGGCGGTACGTTGTCCATGCTAAACTTAGTTAAACCCGTTAAAGCACCGTTAGAACCTCTTCTATCTACAGTTCCTGATATGTCATAACTATCACATCCAAAAGCGCCAGTATGTTCGTTACCAGGCCATTTTAATCCGTTCTTAATAGTTACATTATTTTGCATTTCTACAGGTGGTATCCAAGATACAAAAAACCTACCTTGTTTACTTGGCATAAAAATAACTTTTGTATCTTTAACACCATTAACCCATTGAAATCCACCTTGAGTTATAATACCGCTGTTTTTTAAATCAGCATTCCAGTCTATTTGCTGGTATATCTTAGTTAGGTTAAACAAAGAAGATTTAGCTTCATCTCTGAAAGCGTGTTCTTCAGTTCTTGGAAATTGACGATAAAATTCATTTAAACCGTCTTGATCTTCTTTTAAACCATTTACTTCATTTTGCCAATATTCTATTACACCTATTTTTATTTTTGTGCCATGAGGGTCTTTAGCTGGCTTTTTTGGCGTGTTGAATACAGGTACGCCATAAGCATCAATGTATCCTTCGTAGTTCCATTCCATAGGTATGAACAAACTATATAGTCCCGAGCTAGTCTGTCCATTGGCGTTTCTTTTTGTAACATCTGAACTATTATATAATTTTTTAAAATTATCTCCTCCTTTATCTAAAGCGTTTGATGTACTTCCCATCATACACTTACCAATAACTTTACTACCTAGTCTAAGTGTTGTTTTTGTAACACGCCAATTATTAAGGATATTATTTGGTCTCTCCCATTTACCACTTTCATCGTGTACTAATAACTTAAGTTTTTCACCATCATAACTGTTGTCTCCTGTGTTTTTCCAATCAATTGTAGTGTCAAGACCGGTAATTTCTTTAAGTGTTTCATTGGAGTCAAGCTTTCTACGAGTGAATTTAGAAGCAGGTACTCTGTACGCAAGTTCTGTTTTTGGCCTATCCATACCATCTTGGATTGGTTTGAAAAAGAACGGGTAATTAACGGATATAGGTACAACCTTGTCGGTGAACATTTTTTTTGCATCGGGGCCAGATTTGGACAAAATCCCAAACCGTGAATCCGTTGATATTGTCGCCATGTTGACACATTCTCCAGAGGCCATGAATGAAAATCCAGAACGTCTGTTCTTGAGGTAGCACATACCATAAGACCTGGCATCAGCTTTACATGCTTCCCAGAAGATGTAGAATAATCTATTTGCTTCTCTAAAATCTGGTTTCCCAACATCAATCTTGGACCACTGCAGGTACATGTAATGAGTACCAGTAATATAGGTAGAAACATTTTTGTTATAAAACCAAAAACCTTCTTCTCTATAACCAAACTCTTTATCAATGTACTCATACCACTCTTCTTTAAAATCAACTGGATATTCTTCCCAATCAAATATTGTCTTTATTTTACTTAAAGCTTTTGGAAGTTGAATTCTTTCAAATGTTCTTGAATCAAACTTGGTAACTTCTTTTTTCTTAGGTAAGGCTATTTTAAGATTTTGTATCTCGTATATTTCACCTATTTCTCCTGTTTTACTTATAACTACTATATCATATTCTTCGTTATAACCGTAATCCCATTTCTTATATTTATTCTTGTGATTTAACGTCTTAGAATCTATATAGTTTTTTAAAACTTTATACAGTGATTGATCGTACATTATTTTGATCTACCTTCAGCAAAACCCTTAAAAGCTTTTTCTTCTTTAACTTCTTTTGGTTTTTCATTTAATAAATCTTCTTCTTCTTGTATTCTGTTTAATATTTCAAAAGCATCGAATATAGCTAGTTTTTTTGTAGCTGCTGCATTTTTAAGTCTGTCAGCTGATATATCATCATCTGAATCTACTATAGGTTCTTTTGCAACCTTAATTAATTCCTCAACTGCAACTTGCCCAGCTTGGATTATATTCAACTTCGTTTCCTTCGTTTTCATACTTTATAACAATATCATTTGATTTCATACAATATAAGCGCTCATCATCTACAATAAAATCATACTCACCGTAAGGTGTATAACCTAAAGTGTCGCCCTCGTTTATTCCTAGCGCTTCTAATGAACTATTACCTATTTTTAATATACCAATAAGCTTTTGCTCTTTAGCAACTTCTAGCCCGTCTTTTATCTTTAACGGTTTTATGAAACATCTATTGTTTATAGAGTTCCATTTGTTATCTTTTTTATAAAGATACACTTGATCTAAAGCACAAAAATACATACCATCTATAAAACAAGATCTACTTTTCTTTTTAACACCTTTCATATCGTAAAACGTACGAAAAACATTATGATGAATTACTATTAAGTCACCTTTTTTTATAGGAGTTTTATAAGCGGTTGGAACTTCAATAACCTTAGCTATATTGTTCACAAACTTAAAACTTTCTATCTTAGTGTTAAGTATTATTTTTTTATCTCCAACAGCAACCTCATTATCATATTCATTTCCAAAAGGTTTAACTATGAAGTCATATAGACTTTTCATTAATACTCTAAATCGTATTCAACTGATATTGCCATGTTAGAATTAAATTTTTTCCATGGCAATACTTCGTTGTTTTTTTTAATATGTATATTATAAGATTTATCAGAATCATCTAGCAATATATGTGATATTTCATGTCCACCATATACTTGTTGCCCTACTGAATAATGCATAGCATCATTTTTATAGTCAGATCCGATGCTGATCTTTCTAATATTATTTGTCATCTTCTTTTTCGATTTCAGTATAACTACCGTCTTCTAAATTTACGTTGACTTGACCATATTCATCTTCTAAGTCTTTTTTAACAGCCTCTAAAGATTTATTGTTATCTGCTAATTGAACTAAAACACCTTGTTTTTGTGCTTCTAAAACACCAATTGTTCTCAGCATTTCATTTTGCTGTTTAGTGATCTCTACAATTTTCTTTAACTCTTCGTCTTTGATTTTCTTTACTTTGCTCATAATTTAATTTAATTTAATTGTTATTACTTATTATTATTATTACTTATACTTTTGAATTTTTCCACTCCACGTGAACCAAAATAAGCTATATAAACAGTCGTAAGCAACTGCTTTAATAACCCAATCCACTCTTGCTCTACTGTAAAAGATATTTCGTGATGACTATCAACCCATATAAAGGCTATAGCCATAAAAGATAAAAATATTAAAGCCATAGGTCTAGTGTTTTTAGAAAGCCATGAATCTGATTTCATATCACTTTCCCATCGCCTCGTTATTTGACCCTCCGCTTCAGCATTAGCCTTATCCATTATTTCTTGGATTTGCTTTTTAATCAGCAGTTTTTCTTCTTCCGTAGTAGTAAGCTTATCGATAACATCACCAACTTCTTTGATAACGCCACCTGTAAGCCATTGAATTATTTTTTTCAAAATTTAATTATTAACTGCGCAACCGCAAGAGTTACCAGATTTTTTAGATCTTCCGGATTTTAAATTTATACTAGGTAATTCTATTTTGCCTATTTTTCCTCTTTTACTACCTTTGCCTGGTTGAGAAAAGTTTGGTAATTGTTTCTCTTTTTTTGGTGTTGGAGTAAGTGTTGGTGGAGGTGGTATTTTATCTGGTACAAAAGATAAAGATTGTCTTTGACTGTTTCCGTACTCTGTTGGAACTGGTTTGTATTTTTCAGCTGTTTTTCCAGGAGTTCCATACTCTGCCTCTTGAAATTGTTTGTAAGTTTGATTAGGTAATAAAGGATTTTTAAATGGTTTTTGAGGTCCTTTCATTGGTGTGCCAGGTATTATGCCACCAGGTTTACCAGGCGTACCAAGTGTGCCAGGTGTTACGCTACCAGGTTTACCATCTTTAACTATAAAATCTGTTTGAAAATTAGTTTTTGTAAACGTACCTTTTACCCCATCTTTTTCACCTGAATAACTTTCGCTACCTGTTGATCTTTCAACGTCACAAGGTGGAGTTGTTGGTGTTCCGCACTCAAGAGCACTAATAGGACTTATTACTCTAGATATACCACTAAAAGCAGTTCTGTGTTGTTTTTGGGATTTAGATCCCATGCTCATTCTAAACATAGTATTTATTTTTTATTTTTTCTAGCATTAAGTAATGCTTGTTTTTTTGCAGAAAATTCAGCTCTTCTTTTTTCTAGTTCTGCTCGTTTATTTGTTTTTTGAGTTTCTCTAGATTTTAAAAGTGCTGCTCTTTTTGCTTGCGCTTCAGCAATTTTTAATTCTTTTTGAGCTTTTTTCTGTGATATTGCGTTATCTCTTTTTACAGATCCATAAGCTGTTTCAGTTTGGCTTGTTCCAGTGCTAATCTCACCATCTTTAACACTAACCGATCCAGTTTCTTTTAATTGACTATTTACATCTCTCCAATTAATATTTTGATTACTTGAATCACTAAAACTTGTACCAGCTGCTTTACCACCTCCACGAGATCCCGTTTTAGTTTCTATTATATTATTTTTTGTAAATAATTTAACACTACCACTGTTTCCTCCTCTCATATAACCTTGAGTGTTCACTGTTTGATTATCTGCATCTGGAGTGTTAGCTGCGTTAGCAATTTGTTTTGCTAAATTTCTTCTAGACTTACCACTTTGTCTTATAGTGCTAGGTTTTACGTCTTTTTGATAACTATATCTATCACTATCACCGTCATGCACGTGTTCGCCGCCACTTGCTAAATTATGATTTATTGGTGATCCTAATCTAAACAAAGAAGATTGGCTAGCTACTTTTTCTGTTTTATCGTTTCCTGAAGCTCTTGACAAGCCAAAATTTTGTTTATATCCCATTTTTTAATTTTTACAAGATAGTTTTTTTGCTTTCATCCTTGATAGACCAGCTTCATCCTCTCCTTCTGCTTTTTTAATAGCAGCATCTCTTTTACCCAGATATTCCTTAGTAGAATGCTCTGAAGTGTGTCTTGATACACCGCTCATGTTATCTAAAGCATCTTGTCCTTTACCTTTTCTTGATAAACCTTCTGAGTTTTGTATATTTTTTAATTTTTCAGCGGGTACTTTATATGAATAATTATCCATACCTTCGCTTGTGTCTTTTCCACTCATGATTCTTGAAATCATTTCTTTTCCGTGTTTAGCTCCTTTTCTATTAGGGCCAAAGTTTTGATTATATCCCATTTTAAATATTTAATACTTGTTATAGTTATCTGTTTTATTGTATGCTTCTTTTTCCCATGGTAAATTAGGATTACCTTCATCCATTTTTGATCTAGGATATGTTTTTCCTTTCCAATAAACGTTTTTATTATCGTAATCTAAATCACCTCTTTTTATTTGATCTATATGAATTTCCTCATGATCAATAATACTTTTAGTTTGTTCTTTATTATTGACAATATCTTCTGAAATCAATATAGTACCATTTTTATTACCTTTACCTAAAACTCCTTCTGGTAATTCTCTTTCGTATACCGGAGTAGGAAATGAAGGAAACGGTGAATTCATTTTAAAAGCCATGTTATTTTTTATAAGGAAACTTATCGTTAAACCATTCTTGTCTCTTTTCGCAACCACAGGGTAAATTAAGACCATCAGACACTTTGTCTACAATGGTCTTAATACCTGTTTTTGTAGTGAACTTGGCAATACTGTCGCCTAATCCTCTAGATTCCATATATTATAAAGAAACAGCTGAGCTAAATGCAGCTTGTACAAAGTACATTTGGCTATCAACTTCTCTTACACCACCACCATCTAAAGCTAATTGAACTTGTGAAGAAACTCCACCTGGATTAGCAGTTAATGCTTTGTTTACAGATTGAGAAGGCATGTTTTGATATACAGAAGGAACCGTTGGAGGAACGATCGCTACAGCGCCAGAAACTGGACTTGAATTTGTGTTTGTTCCTAAAGATAATGTAAGTATTCTTCCACCTACTGTTCCCGCTGGTACTGTAGCTCCGTCAGCGTGACCTGCTTCTAGCCCTACATACTCGCTTAATGTAATAACTACTGAGCCAGCAGCCGCGCCATCTGAAATGCTTTCAATTTTTGAAACATCTAATAATACGTCTCTTTGTCCGTTTCCACCTGTTAATGTTTCCGCGTTGTCAATTCTAAATTTAATGAATTTTGCCATAATTTTTGTTTTTTGTTGTTTGTTGTTTGTTGTTTGTTATTTGTTTTATGTGATTTATCAGTTTACTCTGTTTATTTTAATGATGCTTTTCATCATATTTAAGATCTCCAGCTAATTTTGATATGTGCTTTTCGTCAGCTGTCATATCAATATCACTATGACCATGAGCATTGTCATAATCTACATCTTCTTTAAGATATTTCATATGTGCTTCATCGTCTCTTCTAGTTGCATCTAAATTACCTTTAGTAACTTTAGAGTGTCTAGGGTGATTACCTGAATATTGTCCTGTGTGTCCTTTTTTTGATTCCATATCTTTTTTATCTACCTACTATTATATCTGTTGCAGTTGATGCTGTTACGTAATCTACAGCCACTGGCAATATGGTTCCAGATGGAACTCCTTTAAAAGTTATTGCTTGAGCGGAAACTGGTACTCCGTTGTTTACTGCTGTTATAGTGATTGTTGCATCTGTACCTCCAGCGCCATTTACAGTAACTATATCACCTACATTGTAACCGCTTCCAGCTGAGTTACCTATCGTAGGATCAACTATAGCATTACCAGCTACTGTTGAGTCTATATTTAAACCCGATGCTAAATTATTAGAGCATAATGTAGGTATGTTAACTTGCGCGCCATTAGTGTAGCCAGTTCCTCCAGATAGTAAACTTAATGCACTAACTGATCCTAAACTAACACCAGGTAATATAACTGATATATCACCAGTTACTCCTACATATAATGCAGAACCATTTAAATAAGTTCCTAATACACCTGATTGATTTTCAAAAACCCACGCAGGTGCAGCGTTAGGAGCTCCAATTAACCCTGCGGTTAAAGGCATGGCTCTTCCTATAAAAGTATCTGTTGTTCTAAATATTCCCATTTTTTATTTTTTAGTATTGTTTGCCTTGAGCACATAAAACAGCGTTAAGACCTTTGTAAGGCACATCTGCTTTAAGTATTGACATTCCAGTTATTCCTGAGCTATTGCCCTTTCCATGAGGTCTGTTAGCTTGATCTAGAGGACCATCCCATACATGAGATTCACCTACTACACCAACTTTAGTCCCTGCTTTTAATTGTTCCATTGAAGGATCATATTTTTTATTATGCATAATTTTTATTTTAAATTAGTTTTGTTGGATTATTCATTAAGTCCTCTTGTCTTATTTCTGGTTTAAAAACTTGAGTTATTTCTTCTTCTGGTCTTGAAAAACCTTTTGGATTAATAGGGCTTGAAGGCATTTGTGATTGGCCCATCATATTACTTGTTGCTTGTGCTCTAACTTCATCAGCTGATTGAGCATCTACACCCATAGGATCTGAAAAATAAGACAAGTCGCTTACGTTAGTTCCAGTACCAACTACGTTGCCACCATTACTAGGTGCATTGCTAGCTGGTGGTAA